CGGGAAACCGGACACGCTAGATTGGGAACCTAGCTATGTTGGTCCTAAACACCAAATTAACCTCTCCCCGTACTGTGACAACGAATGTTCCGCTATACTCAAACGACTGGCCATAAAAAGCCTATCTGCTGACTTAGCGTCCGGTAGTTAACAGTCTAGGTGGCACCTATGAGACCTGGATCCCCCCGAAAGGGGAACAGATCGACTTTGATATACATTCTCTAACCTCATCAATCAACATGCTAAAATTAAAAAGTAAATTCTTAATTCAAAGCAAGTTTCTTAATAAGGCTAGGACAGTGTTCAAGGTGGTATCGCTTTTTGACGAGAAATCGTTAAAAGCTCTCTTTAAGAAACATCTGCGATCTTTGATCACTTTTGCTACTTTAAGAGGGAGTGTTTCTCCTAGAGTCAGACATTGCTGGAAGTTCCTTGAGCTTATGCTCAAAACTAACAGACATCACGGTGCGCTCTACACATGTAAGTGGCTAAAAGCCAATCATGTGGCGATTCAAAGATTTCTTGCTGGCCATCCTTATCGGACTTTACGGGAAATCGAGCCCAATTTACCATTAACTCGTTTGATCAACGGGTTACCTGGTTTTATTGGATCGATGGATCGTAAAGCGATTAGATCGGGTAATACCCGAACTATTCGTTTCTGGAATACTATTCTCTCGGTTTACCGGGTGCTTGACGCACCTGTTAATCCTAAGTTGAATACTATAACAGATCCCTTTAATGGTGATAGCGAGTTTATCTCTTTGTTCCGCCATTGGATCTCCGGGTTCATTGGCCATAAGAACAATTTTGCCCTTCTTAAAAGAGGCATAAATATCCAACGCTTAAAAGCCGACCACCTGCGTGTTTCTGTAAAGGGTGGGCCGAACAATAGTCCGGCCTACACTTCAGTACATGCAGACGCGTTATCAATCTTTAGAGATCCCCAACTCACTAAAGCAATACGAGAGTATTGCCATGTGACCGCTGGGGGACTATGGGACCTTTTGGTGAGAACCAAGGAGATCGCTCATAGCCTGTACCGCGAGTACGAGGGTTTTACCCTCGAACAAAGTCGGGTTGCGAAACCTCCTGGTTTCGCGCCTTTCAAAATACCTCGAGTGATCGAGGGATGGGATACTTTTGCGACTTCTAAGGGGATGAAATCTGTTCCTAATATGGTCCAAGGCGATTATACAGATCTTTACGCAGGTAAGCTTCACGGAATAGTGGAGCCTGCTGGTAAACTACGGGTTATTGCAATGGTTGATATATGGACTCAGTCCCTATTTCATCCTTTGCATAAAACATTATTTTCAATCTTGGCAAGATTGCCAAATGATGGAACCTTTAATCAGGAATTATCAGTTAAGAGGTCGGCCGAAAAGGCCGCTACCTCTGGACTGGCATTTTCCGTAGATTTATCAAGTGCCACCGATCGATTGCCGATAATGTTGCAAGAAGATATTCTTAATGCATTGTTTGGTCACCGTATCGGTACGCTATGGCGTACGATCCTTAATCGTCCCTTTGTCCAACGACAGAGTCTCGCGAAGAACTTTCGTGATGGCGAGTCAATTTGGTATGGAACCGGGCAACCCATGGGTTGCCTGTCTTCCTGGGCAATGTTAGCCCTTACACATCACTGCATCTTACAGTTTTGTGCAAGGTCTCTAACTAACCACTCTTCTTGGTTCACTGGTTATGAAATTCTCGGTGATGACCTCGTGATCTTCGATCGCGATGTCTACAACGAGTATATCAGAGTCATGGGCCTTCTAGACGTGGAAACAAATCCTTCGAAAACATTGGTTTCCGAATCTTCGCAAACTTTTGAGTTTGCCAAGAGGACTGTTACTAAGGGAGTAGATGTGTCTGGGTTAAGCTGGAAACAGTTTATCACAAATACGTCGCTCAAGGATAGAATCTCTATGACTCTATACTTGGCTTCTAGAGGTTTATTGTTAAGTACATCCCAATTATCTAAGATAATTGGTGATATACATAGTAGTAGACTGAAGGATACCGAAGTATCGCAGGGACTACTGATTTCTCTCTTGAATCATTGCGCCTCAAAAGGCGTTCTGAGTTACAGAGAAGCGATCTCGTACATCTGGGATCCGGTTGCCCGGGAGGCTGACGAACTGAAACAGTTTGTCGTTCCTATTAAGATGACGATGCTTGATCTTGTTAAGTTACTTAACAAGCTTCATCGTGAAATTGATGATAGCCCGGTAAGTATGGACGACCTTTCAATCAACAGAATTGATGATAGAAAGGCCTATGGTGCGATGTATATAATTCCTTATTTAAGTAATTATATTATACGTGGTGCCGTAGCTCGAGCTTTTGCTTACGAGCAGGAGTTCGGGAACCTCCATATTAATCTGGTTCCGGATTTGGTAAGGTCTTATTCCGACCTGAAGATTGTTAGAAAACCATCTGATGGTCTTCCTCCAATCCCAGAATCAGTGATGCAGGTGATTGATGACAATGATTCATACGATACTAATCTGTATGAAGTTGCTCAATCTCTTGTATTCCAGACTTCCATGAATGAGCCCACTAGTGGTATTATAGGAAAGGCTTATGAGAAATTATCAGAGCCTCGATATAACGATAGCTTGTGGCACGCAATCGATTTTAAAGATTGGGTGGAATCATTTGTTTCGAAGTATACCTTTATGAAACAGACCCGGATGGGTGCTGATCTTAAGGATTCTCCTAACTCATGGTTACAAGCTGACTTATATCGAAGTACTGATATTCCTCGTAGTAGCCCTTACTATGCAATGATTGCTGGTTGGGCCCCGTCCTTAACGGACAAAGCTCAACAAGCAAAACAAAATGCTTCCCCTCGTTCGCGATTCTATATCTCGGATGAGCAGGTTTACTGGAACATGTTTAAGGATGACATGATAACAGATTGGAATTTATTCCGAATGCTGTATTATGGCAAACTATCATGGTCTCGTTTCCTACTTGTCCTTATTGGTTTTCCTCCTAAAGAGGATCCCAAAGGTATGAACCGTAGACGTACCATTACGGAAGAACAAGTTTACTGGGGTATGTACATGGACAACGCCGCCACTCTTAGAGAACTTTTCTCTATGTGGAGGTCTGGCCATTTACGCCTTGGTAAGTTTGTTCATGCCATATGGAAGAACCCGAAAGGGCTCTAGGTTGAGCATTTTGGTCCCTCTAGAGGGGCCGGTATCAACACGAATGTTGATTCCAAACACGGTTGGCCGTACAATGAAAAGAGTTTGACAATGTTCACTGCTTAAGCACCTACCATTAGGATTAAGGACTTATGTACACTAATGTAGCCCTCGTTAAATCTTATGAGTATCCGAAAGGTATAAATCTTTACGAAAGTACCGAGTCTTACTCCCCGAAACTTCGGGATCAAACTACTTACCTTATTTTGGCAGACGCCGACATGGCATCTTTAAAATAGAGGGGTAAGCCCTGGATTCCAATTAAGGAAAACTAGGTAGTTTGTGAAATTAGTCACTCTGAGCTGTATCGTCAACACGTGGC